ATGGCTGGATGCAGCTTAATTGAAGAGCCGTCTCACGTCTATTTCATCGGCGGCGATCGGGGCCTGGTAAAGATCGGCATCGCAAAGGATGTGCGGAAGCGCCTGCACAGTCTCCAGATAGGCAACCCCGCGCCGTTGAAGCTGCTTGCCTCTGTCGCCGGAAACGCTGCCCTTGAGGCCCACTATCACCGCATGTTCGCTGACACGCGCGTCCGCGGAGAGTGGTTCCGACGCAGCGCAGCGATGACCAAGGAGATAAACCGCATTGCTGCGCTCCGGCCTGGCAGGCACGAAGAGCGGCGTTGGAAAGCGCATGTGGCCCTCATGGAGGAATGGGGCGTCATCCCGGTTGGTGCTGTCGCTGAAATCCTCAACGCCACCCGCCCCGCCGATCTGGGGAGGGCCTAGCGTGTGGCTATACGTTCCCGGAACATCCTCAGCCTCTGCGCAGGCGTTGGAGGACTTGAACTCGGCATCCTGCTCGCTCTCCGACATCGGGGAGAGGATGGCCGCGGTATATGTTACGTGGAGGGGGAAGCAGCAGCAGCCGCAAGCCTGGTCGCGTCGATGGAAGCAGGGTGGTTTCATCCGGCGCCTGTCTGGTCTGACATGCGAACCTTCGACGCTCGACCATGGCGTGGCCTCGTTCATATCCTCGCTTCGGGCGATCCCTGCCAAGACAACAGCGTCGCTGGAAAACGGGCAGGGGCTGACGGAGACCGGTTCCTTGCCTCCGAAGTTACCCGACTTGCCGAAGAGTGCCGGCCTGATCTTATCTTCCGCGAGAACGTGCCGGGGAACGCAGACGGACAGCTTGCAGCCATCGCTCCGCCACTGGAAGGGCTGGGCTACCGCGTTGCGGCAGGAATATTCAGCTCGGCCGCCACTCGCAACACCATGCGGCGCGAGCGACTGTTCATCATGGCCGTCTCCGAAAGCATCCGACCCGGAGAAGGCTGGCCCGAGTATGCGGGGCAGCAAGGGCGATGTTCCGTTGCCGGGTCGGGCTGTAAATTGGGAAGCCCCATCCGTAGCGGTGACGGACGGCACTCGCCTGAGCCGCGGCGGGGATCGATCGGACGAACTTCTTCTGACGGGTCAGGCGTTGGAAGCGACCGAGCAATGGATCGCGCCGATGGCATCCGACGACGGCCAGAAGGTCACCAGCGTGTCGCATCAGAAGATGCTCTGCAACCAAGCCGCCGCCTTCCGCCTGCCGTCATCCCCGGCCCAACCGATAGCCGGTGGATCGATGTCCTCGACCGATTCCCCGAACTCCAACCAGCCCTCAGTGAAGAGGAAGCTGAATCCCATCTTCGTCGAGGCGTTGATGCGATGGCCCACCGGGTTGAGCGGCTTCGAGCGACAGGAAATGGCGTGGACCCGCTGGTGGCTGCTCATGCCTTCCTTTCTCTCGGCGCTCTACTCGACGTCTGAGGTGGAGGAACAGATGGACCTATTCGGAGTCGCAGCATGACCCCCGCCCACCAGATAGCCGAGAAGCTGACAGAGGCGCAGCGGGACATCATGATCGGCCGCCTGGTGGATATCCCGCCGCATGAAGCCGCTGAGCTTGAGGAATTGGGCCTGAAAGAGCCGGCCTATTTCGACAATCCCGAAAGCGCATCGCGCCGGCTGATTTACCCGATCACCACGCTCGGCCTCGCCGTTCGCGCCATCCTGCTATCCAAGGAAAACGAACATGGAAAGTGATGCTGTGAAGATGGCGATTGAACGGATCAAGGCCCGCTTTCACCCGCACTATGGGATCGATGGCGCGTCCGATAGCAAACAGTTGGCTCGCGATTGCCAGACGCTGATCGCCGCCCTTGAGCAGGCCGGGGAGCCGGTGGACGATCCTGCGCGGGATCGCGTCATCTTGGCATCCGTCCGCCTCGGCAAATGGATGAGTGCCGCGCTGGATGACCCCAAGGTCTGTGACGAAATGAAGGCTGATATTCGGGAATGGTTCAGCGCTGGCGAACCCGTCGCCGGATGTCTCCCCACCCTCCAGCGTCTCGGCCAAGAGTTCGACGCGGGGGAGGCTAAAGCATCTTTTGGAACTGCTCTGGCCGAACTTGGAAAGGGGAACGCAGTTCAGTGGTGGGGAACCGAGGACAGTCAGCACGCCGAGCGAATGAATGCGTGCAAAGCTCGCTGTCAACGGTGGGGCGATTGTGACGAGGGAGATGGCTCCTGCGCCGAGTGCGACAGCGACATGGCGGAAGCGCTCGAAACGACCGAGTCGATGAAACGCCGCCTGCGCAATTACGAAGACCGTATTGATCGCTTCTTCCAGTCGGACGGACTGCGAGCGGTGCGATCCGCCCTCGCTACCCTATCGCAACCCGATCCCCAATCTCGCGGGCAGTTCGATGACATTCGCGAAACCGCGCTACAGGCGGCAGCGGATGCCAATGGTGGCTATATCAATTCTAAGACGAAGCGTATCGTCATAGCGGCTTTGAACGTGGCCCAATCTCGCGGGCAGGCGTTCGACGGCGAGGGGGAGGCGTGATGAAAAACATCTGCACTTTCGCGCTTGGCTGGATTGGCGGGTTTCTAGCCGTGACAGCGGCCATAACCGTTCTATTTGGCATCATGCATGTCTGCGCCATGGCAATGTATTGGGGAGACAGAATGCCGCCAGCGCCGTGGTTTTTGTGGCGGTTCTTCGTGACGTTCGGGTTTTTCCTGTCTCCAGTAGGAGGTTTCGCCGCCCTCTCCAGCGCCAAGCGCGGGGAGGGGTGAGCATGGAGACGCTTCGCCTATCAACCGCCGAGCGCGAGTTTATGGACGGATATCAGGACGCCAGCGATCCGGAAGCACCCACCCCATCTGGCAACCGCTCGCATTGCTACCGCCATTCGTTCGAGGTCCGCCGCGCGGAAATGGCAGGCTCGCCCATCCCCGCATGGAAATCGCGGATCAGTGCGGCCGAAGCCCAAGAGAAGGATGGATTTCATGACTAAGCCGAACGAACCCGAGGCGCTGGAGACGTGCCGCTTCAACGAACAGGATATCGCTCGCTTCTGGGAAAGCGTTGACAGGCGCGGCCCCGAAGAATGCTGGCCGTGGAAAGGATATAGGAAGCCGCCTGAATTGGGGGCGATTTCGGGATACGGACATGCAAACTATCACGATAAGACCTATCGGGCGCATCGTGTCTCTTATGAGATAGCCCACAACGGGATTGATGACGCCATGAAGGTTGACCACCTTTGCCGTAATCCATGCTGTGTAAATCCAGCACATCTGGAATTGGTGACAAACCGCGTCAACGTTTTGCGCGGCGTTGGCCCATCGGCAAGGGCTGCTCGCCGCGACAAATGCATCCGGGGCCATCCCTACACCGAAGAAAGCATGAAAATCAGGGGTGATGGCGCGCGAAGGTGCAGGATCTGCTGCGCCGAAAATTCGAGAGGCAAGAGGTTACGCCAAAGGCTAGCCCGTGCCGCCCTCTCCGAAGCGCGGGAGGCGGGGGGATGAAACTGCTTGCCAAGGTGAGGACTGCCGATCTCGCAGCGATGCAGCGGCTAGGGGCGACGCCAAATCAAGCCGTCGACGCATTGCTGGCAGAGGCAAAGGCGCGATATCCGCAGTATGAATGCGTGATAATGCAGCGCGACACGATCGGTGAAGGGTTCGACATAATCGCCGTGCGGTAGGGATTCCCTTGCCGCCGGCGATCGGGTATAAGGAATTGCCGCTTCGGACTGGGGGATCCCGGTTGGCGGCAATCACTTGGCCGGGAGCGTTACATCTTGCGCGCCCAGACTATGGTCTGGCCCGGCCGAACACTAAAGCCCCAGCGCCCAATCCCGAACATCGATCAGCCGGCGGGTGTTCTCGGTGCAGATCCGCACATCATCCGCCGTCACTGCAACCAGGTCGGCAGCTTCACCGGATCGGTCGCTACCTTGGGCGCCGTCACCTTGGGCGGCTCCACCGGCTTCCCCGCGCGCACCTCGATCGACTGCTTGCCGCAGCAGGCGGTTGTCGCGAATATAGCGCTCAGCAGCAGCGTTTGCCGCAGCCAGCTCGGTTTCGTGCTTCTGGTCAGCGACATGGGCCTTCTCCTTCCACTTCTGTTCCTGGGCAGCGTTGACCGCCTTCTGGGCTATCAGGGCCTCCGTGGCCTTGGCCTCCACCTGCTTGCGGAACAGGGCGTATTCCCGCCGCACATTCGCCGCGTCGGCCTTGTGGGACGCGCGCAGGCTGTCGATGCGCCAGACCCAGATCGCGGCGGCGAGGATCGCTATGCCGGCCGCGCCGAGCAGATAGGGACGGAGGGTGGCGGGGAGGGGGATCACCCGCGAACGTCCTTCAAGATCGCCACCGCCACGACTGTCAGCAGGGTGAAGGGCACCAGCGCGCCGATGAACAGGCAGGCGCCAATGAGCGCGCCGAGTTCGCCGTAGGTCATGGTCATGGCTGCGGCTCCACGGGAATAGGCCTCTCTGGCGGCTGATCGATCGTCACGTTGCTGCGTGGCCGAAAGGTGCCAAGCACGCCGACAAGTCCGGTCGTGATCCCGCCGAAGCCCAGCGCCTCAGCATACTTGCCCTGCGATGCCAGCCAAGCGGCAACCGTGGCGAGGTAGCAGATGGCGAACAGCAGGAGCGCAAAGGCGATGAGGGGGTGACGGTCGGTCATGCCGCAATCCTCGCCAGCCATCCGAAGAGAAACGCCTCATTCGCGCTGCGCCCCTCGCACAGGGACAGATAGCGCTCACCCTGCAGGGCGTTGAGCAGCAGCAACAGCCGTCGTTCACCTTCCGCCCCGCGCTTCTTCAGGAAAGCGGTCAGAGCGTCGCGGGTCTTCTGCCCGGCCGATCCGTCAACCAGAAGGTCGGCATAGTCCTTGCCCTGATTGTTCAGGCCATTGAGTGCGCGCTGAAGGAATTGCGCCGCCACCTTCGGTCCCATGTTGACGCCCGTGTCGACCAGTTCGGCGCCGATCGATGGCGAGATGGCCGCGATCTTGTCGAAGCCAGGCGCCTCCACATATTGCTTCACATAGACGCCACGCGCGAAGTCGCGGGTCATGGCCTTCATCGGGCCGGTGAAGCCGTTGGCGCGCGCCGTTGCGATCGTGATGCCGAAGTTGGTTTCGCCGCCGGCGTCTCGAGGGTCGTTCACATAGCCGCCCTCGTTGGCCAGCACTTCTTCGATGATTGCGTTGATGGTGGCCATCACACTTCTCCCCCACGCGCCCGGCGCCGCTCGGCAATATCCCGCTCCATCTGCGCCGCATGCCGGGCATTGTTCGCCCGGTGCCGGATATGTCGCGACATGCGCCCGAACAGCATGAGGATGATGCCCAGCGTCATGACGGTGACGGCCCAGCCATCGAACACGCCCTGGCCAACCTGATAGGCCCAGATCGGCGGAACGGTCAGGAAGGAGCCAGACCCCATCAACGCCAGACCGATGCGCTCGGCAGGCTTATAGTCGTCGTAGAACTCGACCAGCTTGTAGGCCACGATGAGCGTCACCGCGACGCGCAGGCAGGTGTTGAGCAGGTCGAACACGAAGAAATCGGTCATTGCCCGTCTCCTTTCGCTCCAAGGAGGCGCTCGAAGAACTGGATGATCCGAGGCAGAAGGATGTTCGAGCCTGCTCCCATGACATAGGTGATGAAGGATGCAGCGCGCGGCTCGTCCGCCGGCACCTGCATGATGGAATGCGCAACCCATGGGCTAACGAAGATCGCGAAGGAGAAGCCGACGAACAGCGTCAGGGCAATCTCCAGCCCGGTCATCTTCTTCCAGGGGCGGAAGGCCAGCGCCGTCACCGCGCCGGCGAGGGCCGCCATGATCGTGTAGGCCACGCTGCTGAATGGTTCAGTGGTCATGCAGATCAGCCCCCGGCCTCGTCGTCGCCGTCACCTTCACCGTCCCCGTCAACGGGCGTGTCTGGGTCTTCCGGATCCTCTGGGTCTTCCGGGTCGACGCCGACCGGTAGCGGGTCGACATAGAGGCCGAGCGAAGTGAGCCTCGTGCGGAGAGCGGGCACGTCGGTTGCGGTGATCGAGATACCGGCGGCGAATGCCCGCGCCATCGCGCGCCCGGCCGCCTCTGCTGCCAGACACAGGTTGAGCACGATCCGGATCGATCCCCAGGCACTGTGCGTGCAGGAGGGATAGCCGAACATAAGGTTCGGAATCGCGCTATTATACAGTGCCTCAAACGGGATGCTGTATCCCTGCTCATAGACCGTGACGCCGGTGGTGGCATGAGGCCGCGTGCCGCTGATGATGAAGCTGTTCGCCCCGGTGCGGATATACATGTCTGGGTGCGTATCCATCGAGTAACCGCCGATGGCGACGCTGGTCGCCTTGAACACATTTCGCGCCGCTAGCGGATCAGTGATCGTGAGATCCATCTGTGTCAGGACATAATTCCCGATCGGCGGCCTCGTCTCGCGCGGATAGGGCAAACGGGGCAGATAGTCGTTGTCGGTATGCTCGTCCTTGGGATAGCCGCAGGTCGAAACACGCAGCTGGTTGCCGTTGTCATCCAGCGCAGGCGAACCATCCTCGTTGAACGAGAGGCGCGACATGCTGTCCTGCATCGGGCCGGCAAAGGCGGGGTCGAACGCGCGGAAATAATTCCACCGTGCGGCAAACAGCTTCCAGTCGGTGTGGAACTGGTCGCGCTGGGCATAGGTCAGGCGGGCATAGTCCCAATGCCGGGGGCGCCCCGTGGCGTCGGTAAGGATGTAGTCGCCATTGTCCTGGAATTTGCCGCCACCGATGCCGACGTTATCGATGTCGCCGTCCCTGCTAAAGATGTTCGCGAGGAACGCAACCTGCTCACGGTCGTAGCCTTCAAGGATCGACACGCCGTTGACCTTGGCCTTGTCCCAGCCGACGAACATGCCAGGCTGCCGCGTATATTGCATGCGCGGACCAAAGGCCTGCACGCCGTCATAGGCGGCGCCAACGGCTAGCGCTGGAGGGTTACTGACCTGAGGGCGGTTGACGCCGTTGATCTGGGTCGAGATCGCGACGCCAGTCTTCTCGATACCGAACTTGCCAAAGCCGGCGAGGCTCTCGCCATATTCGGATTCGCCCTGAGAGCCGATGCGCCAATGCACCCCTTCGGTGCCCGCCCGGCCCAGCAGGTCCATGCAGATCGAGCCATCAAACCAATAGTTGGAGGTGAAGACCGATCCATCCGTCATCGTGACGGAGGTGATGCCGCCGCCGCCATCCCGGACCACGGCGCCTTCGGTCTCGGCGACCTGACGGGCCTGATAGATCTGGATGCCTTCAGCGCTGAGCATGCGCATGAACGTCATTTCGGCAATGCGTGGCTCGACCACGCGGGCGGCCGTCAGGCCATAGGGCCGGCCGCAGAGGCGATACCATTCGAGATAGATGCCGCGATTGCGCTTGCCGGGCTTGCCGATGTCCGTCGCGCTCGGCCCGGTCATGGTGATGCCGTCGAGGTGCCGGGACGGCGAGATCAGCGCGACCTGGACATCGCCGGTATAGCCAATGTCTCGCAATTCACGGCGGAAGGCGATCGCGGCGATGATCGACCACTCAGTCGAGCCGTAAAAGATCGCGCTTTTAGCCGGCATCGCCGCCCTCCTCGATGCGCG